GATGCCGACGCGGTTCTCGGCAGCACTCCCCACCAACCCGTCCGCTAGGCCGATATCCACGGCCTCTTGCGCCCTGAACCAACTCTCAACCTTCATCCGCGAGCGCCACAGCGGTTCGTCGCCGCCAGCTCGCCCAGCGTAGAACGAGGCGATGGTGTCCCCCATCTTGTCGAGGGTCTCCGCCATCTTGGCGTGGTCCTCGGCGTCGCCCATCGTCATGCCGTGCGGCTCGTGGATCATCATCGTTGAGCCCGCCGCCATGAGGACGGTATCGCCCGCCTGGGTGACGAAGGACGCGCTGGAGGCCGCTAGTCCGTCGACGACGGCATGAACGGCGGCGGGGTGCCGCTTGAGGGCGTTGTAGATTGCAACGCCATCGAACACGTCGCCGCCGGGACTGTTGATGCGAAGGGTGATGGTCTTGGCCTTGAGGCCGTTCAGTTCCTTGACGAACTCGGACGCGGTAACTCCCCAGTAGCCGATCTCGTCATAGATCAGAATCTCAGCCTCTTCCTCCGTCGCGTTTCTGATTTCGTACCAATTACGCTTCATAGGCCCACCCCATAAGGCAACAAAAAATGCGCCGTCTCCGGCGCACAAAACGCACGACAGAACCGGCGCACAAGGCGCACTACTTATTCAGTTGTCAACTATTGTAAAGGCGTCTTAGCGGGTTGTCAAGTCCCCCTATAGCAAGACACCCCCGAAGGGGTGTCTTGCCAGACCACGACTGCTTCGTTTGGCTACGCTGCCTTCTTGGTAGCCACTTCCCCGATTGACAGCATCGGGATATTGGGAACCTTGCCAATGAGTTTGCAGTACTCCAACTCTAGCTTGATCGTCGACAGCAGTTTCCCCGTGGCGTTAGTGACGGCATTACAGGCCGCCGCCGTAGTCGTGCCCTCCCTAATCTTGTCGATCTCGTCTGATAGAATACCTCTGAGTTCCTGAAGCGTGAATACCTTGTTTGCCATATTTAACTAGTCCTTTCTCGTTGTAACATCCGGAGCTGTCGAAACAGCCGACAGGTCTCCATAAACTCATCGGGCGTATCTTGTCCCAAATACAAAGTAAACCCGCAGACCCTTAACTGTCTTCCCTTTATGTATTCTCGCTTTCTCCCCCTTTCCTTATCAAGCCATCCAGCATCTTGCTCTTTGGCTACTCGCCATGCTCGACGATACCCATTGCCCCGTCGACGATCAGCCTTCCGCCATGTTTCCCGTTTCGCTTCTTGGCGGCATTCATCTGAACATAAGGAAGCGGTGGACCTCCCACGAACCGAGAAGAGTCGGCCACATTGTTTACACGTTGGAAAGCGGACAGGGCATCTAGTTGCAGTTATGAGCCGTTTACGTTCTAGTTCCCTCGCCCGATACTGCCTGTTTCTTGCACATTCTTCCCCTCGGTGCGTAGCACGCCATTTTGCTGCGTAGGCTTTTCGGGCCGGAGTCCAGCAATGCTCTTTGGCAGATCGCCGCACAGATTCAGCACGGCACTCCTTACCGCAGTATTTGCGCCATCTGCCCTCCTCAATTTTGACGCCGCATATTGCGCAAAACCCTCCCCATACACTATTCCCGTGAGCCTCCCGATACCTATTCCGAGCCGCAATACGTGTGTCCCGGGTCACGCTGCGGTTTGCAGTAGCACAACATTTATAGCAGCAGTATTTCTTATCGCTTCGAGCCGTCTCAAATGACGAGCCACAGACAGGACAAAGTTTCATCTTACTAGCAAGCCTATGCCGACTTTTAGAAAATACACAGCCCCCGCATCGCCCGCAGTGGTGGTAAGGCCAGCAACGAGCAAGTACGGGGGCTGTGCAATCGTGAAAGTAAATGCTGGCCTTACCATGAGGCCAGCATAGACTAGGGCGGCGCTTGTGTCAAGCCCTATTTCACTGAAACTTCTTTGCACTTGGGGCAGTATGCCGTCGCCCCCACGTTCATGTTGCGGCCCACCCAGCGCCCGCAGTTCGGGCAGTAGACCTCATCCACAATCGCCGCTGTCAGTTGCGGCTGGGCGAAGGTCGCTCTCAGCGCCTCGACAACCTCTGTAACGGGCGGGGCTGTAGGCGCTACCGGGGGTTCGGGGTCATCCAGTTGCTTGACGGTGAGCGGCATCATGTTTGCCGGGATGATGAACGTCCCTTCCTTCGGCTTCGGGTCGTATCCGATACCGTCCCGCGCCTCCTCGAAGGACTCCAACGTCGACAGCCAATTCTTGCGGTGTCGGTCCTGAATCTTGTCTACATCCTCTTGGAGCGCCCGGATATCCGAAAGGTCGAAGGCTACCTCGTCTATCCCTTGAAAGTCGGGAACGAGGCTCAGGTTGAGCACGTCGTCCAGGTCGGAGAGCAGCGGGGTCATGGTCAAGTCCCAGAAGACTTGCCAGTCCTGACGTTTGTTGGCGTAGCTCGACGACTCATAGCCGATGAGCAGCCCCAGGATTGAGCCGGGTATCCCGAAGGCCATCGCTATTCGCGCCTCTGATACGGCGTCGAGTTCCCTTGGAAGGGCGTCCCGCAGGCCCCGGTTGAGACCCAGTTGGGTGTAGGTAGCCTCAGTGGCATCGAGCACCAGCGTCTTGTGCCAGTTCGCAGGGCCGGCAGTACGCCTCTCCAGTGCGGTGCGGACATCATCGCGCTGCTGTTGATTCAGTTGGTTCTTGACCGCCAGGATACCGCCGGGACCCGTGCCCCCTCGTTCGAAGAACGTCTTGAGGAATCCCTTCATGTATTCGTCGATGTCTATTCGAGACGAGATCGCCATGAGGGGCGGCATCCCGTAATACTCGTCTATGGGGTGCCGCGTCTTGAAGTGCATGATGTCCTTGGCGGGATAATTGACGACGTTCCCCGGCCCTACCGTGTACTCATAGTGGTCGATGTAGTCACCGCCGGGGACGATCCGCATCTTGTCAGGCCGAAGCCGCCACAGTTCGGCGATATTCCCAATCGGCCCACGGGCCTTGACGATGAAGGCGTTGCCTGCGAGCTTCAGGTCCATGACGACCGTTCCCCACATCTGCCCACGGCTCATGTAGGGATTGGGTTTATTCAGGAGTTTAACCAACGGATGCTCGGGGACTTCCTCGATGAAGCCGTTCTTGATCAATAGGGCATTGACCATCGGGCGCCCAAATCCCTTTGCCCTCAGTAGGCGGGCTTCCGCCCTGACCTCTGGACGTGCTCGGCGCCGACGTGTACCCATGATATGGGGTTCACCTGCGGATGTTGCCAGCATCTCGACAGAGGCGAAGACAATCTCGTTCCGCATATAGGCACCGGAATAGCCGAGATAGTTTGTACCGAGGGCGGACGGATAGAACAGACTGGAGGATGTTCCGATTGGGGCACGGTTGAGGAAGGGGAAAAGCCGTCGCAGAAAGTTCGGGAACTGCATGGGGAAAGCCCCCTATCTGCTGCGAGTAGGGGGCCACGATGCAGCGGGGGCCACGTTCTAAGACTCTTGGGTTAGTGTTCGGCCGCTTCTACCTTAACCTTCTCAGGCTCACTATTATTCAGCGCCTTGCAACGGTGGCAGACAAGCCGCCAAGGGCGCGCAACAATGTCTGCCAACTTACGGCCACAGCGCCAGCAACGAGGTTCAGTATCAATGGTCACCGATCATCCCCTCTATTATACGCCTAACTGTCAATGTGGGTAGGCGGATCATTATCTCTTCCGTTCGGTAGGTATCGATGGCGGAATGATGAAGATATGCGGTCGTCCACATGAGCACCCTAAATGAAGATATAGACGACCGATCCACACTTCACGAGTACGCCGCTTGATTCTGATGGGTAAGTGGATCATGTGGCCAGAACCACCCTTGCAATCTCCGTCTCAACGCGGATGCGTTCCTCTTCGTCTTCAAAGTGCCATCGCATCAACACGTCGAGATGGTACTTCAGGCGTTCCTCTGGCCGTAGGATGGCCCAGCATTTCTCGCACAGAACGAATATCCCTCCACACGGGGCATCCTCTTCACGGGGCGGCGCTTCAATGTCGTCTCCCGTCATGCCTCCTATATTCGCCCAGTATTGCTGCCGTGATTCCTCAGTGCAACCATGATAGTAGGTCGTGTGTTCAGTTTTCGACGT